TCAGCAAACTTTTTTACTGCACCACCTTTTTTACGAGCAACCATTGGTCTTGCGTAATTTTCGCCTTTATCTGGAGCTGGTGGGTTTTGAATAGCAAATTTTTCTCTTAATTGTTGCATCTCCGCTGGATTTGTTGGGCGATAAACTAAATCATTTAAGTTGCCTTTTGGGCCAACGCCTTTAGAGCCTGCCGAAATAGCAGCGTCAGATAACATACCGCCATCTGCCATTTTTTTAACTTTACCACCAGTCTTGTACTTGTTTGGGCCGCCTTTAGCGCCGGATGGGGCTGCAGCTGCTTTTGGTCTCTCGCTAACTTCTTTAGCTTTGGTAGAACCAGAAGCCATTTTGTTGGTCTTAGCTACGTCACTACCCTTGTAATTTGGCTTTGTGGATGCTTTAGAAGGAGCTGCGGCTTTACCAGGTTTAATATCCTTGGTCATTTCAATGCGGTCTAAGTCGCCAGATTTTTTCTTAGCGCCGTAAACATTTTCTACAGAACCACCAGCTTTATATTTCTTAACAGTACCGCATTCTTTTTTAGCACGGCCACCTTTTTTGAGTTTGATCTCGGTTGGCTCTTTGTCATGCTCAGCTTCGTCATGTTGCTTGAATGCTTTTTTGATGAGCTTCTTGTCTTGCTTTTCGTCGTCGGCACAAACTTCGCCGCCTTTTTTCATAGCTTTGCCGCCGTAGCACATTGCCTTAGCTTTGGCGTGGCCGCCTTCTTTGAAGTGTTGCATTTTGGGTAGTGTTTTGAAATCTTCCATGGTGTTCCTCGAGGTTAAATGGTTGTAGGATGATCAGTCCTTATATCTACTAATACGCTAAACTAGGCTAAATCGCCCTTAAAAATAGTTCCCGTTCCTTTTGTCTACGGGTTTTTAGAACTGGTGGATTAGACCAATTAAGGATGGCATTTGCCGCCATTTGGTAGTCGTTTTTGTTAAGATGCTGGACTACCTCAGAGCGCTTAAAATTAGTCTCACCAATATTAAAGCATAGGCTGTATAGGGCGTCATATTGGTTTTGGTTAAGGGGTACCCTTACCGACTCTTCTACGGCGGCTTCACACCACCTTAAATCGTTTTTAAACAGCTCTTCTACCTGCTCATCGGTCAGGGATGCGGTCATTAGGTACTGTTCACTGGGCTTGATAAGGTGCCCCACCCCAATGGTCCACAGGCCCTTTGAGTCCTGGTATGCCTTGTTACGCTTACCCTCAAAATGGGTAATAAAGTCAAAAGTTGATTTTGTGATTGCCACAATGTCACGCTCCACGTTTTTGGTTATTTGCAGGTTCTGTACTACCCAAATAAACGCGCACAGCCAAATAGCTAAAAATAGCCTTGTATTCATAACAGCTCCTTATTTAAGGGATTTACTTAGCGTTTTCGTACGCCTGAAGTTCTTTTAGCTGCTCGGCTATTTTGAGGTATTTTGCGTTGTTGTCTGCTGCGACTGAGAGGACGGCAGCAAGGTCAAGGCTGGTGGGGGTACCATCAGCGCTGCTGGGGCTTGAGGCTTGACCAGTTGCACTTGCGTTGTACAGCCGAATAAAGCCGTTATCAATAGTGCAAGTACCATTGTTATTAGGGTGTACTGCAACAGAAATTTGTTGCTGAAGACTGGCATTGACTGAATCCAACCTGTCAATTTGTTGAATGTAATCTGCAACCAACTGGTCACCTTTTCTTTGAATGTCATTTACTTTTTGCTCCGCTTCTAAATTGGACTTCTCTATCTTAGCAACATAGTAGTCCGATGTCCAGCTATAGGCTGCATAGCCGGTAACTGCGGCAGATGCTGCTGCCACGATGAGGTAAATATAAATACCGCCAGCTAGGCTGGTAATATTAGTTAGGAGGGTTTTCCACATGCGGTTCTGCATCCTTCTTTAACATAACTGCCGCGCCATGGGCGCCAGCGATGATACCCACCGCTTCGGCAAAGTCTCTTAGTGCTGGTATATCATTATGAACCATTTCATAACCAGCACCAAAGAGTACAGCAAAGAGCGAGATCATCCAAGACCAACGCGCAATGTCGTGGGTCTGGTTGTCTGCTCCGGTCAAGAGGTCGTTGAAGACCTTTTTAATCATTTTGAGCTACGCAACTCGTCTAGCTTATCTTCAATGCGGTGAACAGCTTTCAAGACTTCTTCCCAGCGGGTGGTGAAGTCGTCCTTGTGCATGTAGTTTTCAGCTAAGTGTGTGCGCAGGTCGTGTAGGTCGATTTTCAGAGCTTGGACCGCAGTCCAGAGCTCTTTTAAAAACCAGCCGATGGCCACAAAGACCAGCGGAAGGACCATGTTAAAAAAGGATTGTAAGTCCATCTTATTTTGCAGTCTCTCTGGCTAGGCGTTGGGCAGCTTGGTCGATAGCCATCTGCAGGATTGGGGAAACAGGAGCTTGGTGAACTTGTGGCTCTGGGGTAGCTGGAACAACTATCTCTGGTTCTGTTTGAACAGCGGCAGGGGTTACTTCAGCTTTGAGGGTTTCTAATTCAGCTTCGATTGTTGTGATTGTGTCATTTAATGCCATGTTGATTCCTTTAGTTAATTAAAATTAATACTTATCTTCTGCGAATGTTATGTTTAATCTTTATGGGGTTACAGGCGGGACAGTAGGTTGTGGCAGGTTGGTTACTACTGATTCACCGTCCCAAGTAAATCCAACACTACCTGCACCAATAACCTGAGTTAATACATAAACAGGTGGTGTAGCTGTATTTAATTGCCAAACCAAAGCAGGAGTTATAGCTTGCACTAATGCAATAGACCCAGCGGGAGGAGTCCAAGTGGCAGTGTTACCATCCCAAACTACTATATTGGTAACTACATTATTTTCAATAATCAAATAATTTTGAACTATAAATTCTTTTAGCATAATTTCTCCAATTACCATTCTATCAATACAAATCCAGCAGTTCCACTGGGTGCAGCATAACCACCACCACCTCCACCAACAGCAACCGATATTGATCCGCCAGGAGTTAATCCAGTTATATATCCAAAACCTTGTAGACCAGATCCTCCAGTGCCGTCTGAAACACCACCAGTTCCATAAACATCTGAGCCATTTTGATCAAGAAATTTAGACATTGCAAAGTATGCTCCGCTTAAAGTTCCTGTAGATCCTGTTCCAAATCCAATATCACCTCTCGGACCACCACCACCACCATACGCATTAATACTGCCTACAGAAGATGTTCCACCACTACCACCATTATTTTGGTTATTACTAGTACCACCACCTCCACCACCAATAAGTGTTACTTTTATAGCCGTTACTCCTGCGGGAATAGTAAATGTGCCTGATGATGTAAATTTTTGCGCAAAAATTCCAGGTAGGTTTGAAACAGTTACAGCTCCTGTTAATCCATTTACTGAAGTAACGCCTCCGTTAGCAGCTGTTGTGGCTGTCGCAGCGTTACCACCAATAGATAAAGCTGATGCAGTACCAGTTAGTCCAGTGCCAGGACCAATGTGGTTTGATGCCGTTACTGTACCGTTAACCAATAAATTACCTACGCCAGCGTCCGTAGTTGTGCCGATTGACACACCACCAGCGCTAGAGATACGCATACGCTCTACCGTAGCTGCTTTAAATACTACTGGTGCGCTAACATCGGTACCAAACACAAACAACGTGTTGGTCTGATCCCAGTACATCTGGGCCTTTTCGGTGCCATTGTTGTACAAAGAAACAGTAGTAAACTGCTGACCACCGTTGTCAATAGATAGGTTGTTTGAGTTACCACCCCTAACATATAAGGTTGCTGGAGTAGAAGTTGATCCAATCGATACATTGCCACTAGCGTCTTTATAAAACTGACCAGAGCCCAAATTAACAATGCCCGTACCACCAGTTAGCGTGGTGCTGTACGCAATGCTGGTTGCGCTTACGGTACCACCAGACTGGTTGGTTGCCGTAGCAGCTGTTCCGCTAATGCTAATTGGCCAGGTGCCAGTTGCATTAGTACCAGAAATACCGGGAGCGCCGATTGTGTTGTATGAAATAGTCTGAGCCACACTACCGTTAAACGAGGTAGGAGAGCTTGCGCCAGATCCGCTGGAATTAAATGTTACTGAGTTAGCAGTAGACGATGATGTTGCTCCAGAGTATCCAGAAATACCAGAGTAACCAGATAAACCTAAGCCACTATAGCCAGACACTCCACTGTATCCACTAAAGCCGCTAAAACCTGAAAATGAAGAGTAGCCAGAGTAGCCACTAACGCCACTATAGCCTGATGTTCCTGTGCCCGTAGCGCCACTGTAGCCAGAGTAACCAGATATGCCGCTGCCAGAGTAGCCACTATAGCCACTGTAACCAGATACTCCATTTGTGCCGGTGCCACCACTGTAGCCACTAAAGCCACTATAGCCAGACACTCCGGTGGTACTTGACCAGTAAAAGCCACTACCATTCCAGCCTAAGTAAGTGCTGGCGGTTGTTGGCGCAACCATGAAGGTTGTTGAGCTTGGACCATTTTGGTAAGGAATCTGACCCGATGTACCACCAGAAAGATTAGTCGCGGCTACTGCTCCAGCCGCAGAGGCTAACAGCGTAACAGCGCCGCTGGTATTTTTAAAGTACAGCTTACCATCAGTGATGTTGATAGCCAACTCACCATTGACAAGGTTGCCGGACGTTGGCGCTGCGCCAGACGTTGCGCTGTAGTAAAGACTAATTGGCGTGTAGCCGGATTGAGCCATATTTTATTCCTTTAAATGCGGTATGATTTCTTTTGGTTTTATAAACCGATCATTACTATGTTCGGTGGCTTCCCACCAAATAAACTGATTGCCTACTAAATAAGATCGGTCTTTTAGTAGGTTAATATTCTCTGGATGTCCAAAAATCAATGGATCGGACGGACCCCACAACACAATTCCTAGCACACCTTCATCCCATGCAAGGTGCTGAAAAAAACTATCTACACCAATCCAAGTACGGCACTCTTTAAGCAACTTGCGTAGCTCGAAGATTGGTAAATTTTTCCTAAAGTCAGGCACTAGTTGCTGCTCACCCTCGACACCAACCTGTACTATGGGCTCGTCAATCATCTCAATTAACTCTTTCCAATACGGGTAGTTTTTTGGGTTTTCTTTACCCGTTCTTAACTTCTGCGCATACGGTGCTATGATAATCATAAGTACATCTTTCGATATGCGTCTTCTAAGCTGCCATTCCACTTCCACTGATCCATCTTTTTATAGATGTTATATGGCTCAATGTCACCAAATAACTCAAACGCTTCAGCTATTGACTTACCTGGTATTACTTCAGGATAGCATGTAAACACAAGGGGATTAGATATAGCAGGCAAAACATGACTAAAAACAATGTGATCCCCGAGACCACAATTAAGCACCACAATAGTATGGTGTCTGTTTTTGAGAACATTTTTAAATATTTGCTCATCGTGCTCAAACATCTCTCGTCTTGTTTCACTACGAATCCCACCTTGCGGGTTTTTCATGTGCCATGTTACTGCATTGGGCACTGCTAGTATCTGATAACCTTTTCGATGCAGACCGTATGTAAACAGTGTTTCTTCTCGGTGGGCCACGCGCGATAGACCAAGATTATAATCGCACACACCAGCGCGGTATAAAAAAGTACAGTGTAAATGTTCAACTTGCTTGACTTGTTCAATTTTGCCCCACTGAATGTTAGGTTCAGAATCAATGTTATCAATTGCGCCAGATATTGTACTGGTGTCTGGCAAGTAGGGAGGGGTTAACACCGAGCCACCTACCGCACCAACACCAACATCAAAATGTTTAATTAAGTTTTCAAGTACGTTAGGCTCTGGTATGGCATCATCATCAATGCGCCAAACTAAATCATAACCCATGCTGTTTGCTCTTTGGTGGATGTGGTGTTGACCTTTTTTGTCAGCATATACCCACTCCCACTCAATGCCTTTTTGATCTAACATCTGGAAAAAGTATTGGTAAATCATCTCTTTCCGCATGTCCTGCGGCTCGTCGTTATCATCAAACACTATTAGCTTGTCAACCGGTCTAGTCTGGTTAATAACAGCATTTAATACTAAAGGCAGTGTTGTAAAATAACGCCCCCTAGTTGCTATAGAACAAAGTATTTTACTCATTGTCCCACCTGCAGATCATCAAATTGCTAGGATTGTTTTGGTCAATTGCCTGCGGTAGGCTAGAGATATCGCCATTATGATTGATATACTCAAACTTAAAGCCAGGAAAATGGCTTTCATTTAAACCGTGCAATTTGTGATGCTCACCCCAAAACCCTTTGGGCTCATTCCAAGGCACTGTAATCAATAAGCGCTTGCAGTGCTGTTTTAACTTTTCAACAATCTCTAAGCCGTTATCTAAGTGCTCAAT